GGATAAAATTGTTAATGTTGCATCAGAGAAAAGTGCGTTGTTAGGAGAGGCTGGTTGAACATCTCCAATATCACCACTTGTACTTGCTGCACTTCTTGCTGCAATTGGAGTGTTTGAGGTATTTGTTTTAAAATCTGAGAACTGTTTTCTATTTTTAGGAAATCCTATTGCAGTCATCCACTCATGAAGACTGAGATAATTTTCTAAAAACTCATCAACAATAAAACTTATACTTAGATTATCAAATGTAAGTTGATCACCTTGCATTGGTATAGACTTAAATGGTGTAGGTATCACAACATCAGAGAGTGCAATAGCTGGTACAGTTGCCGTAGTAGTAAAAAACTCTACCTTCGGTAATTGATGTATACCAAACTTAAACTGAGTCGGACTTGCATAGTCTAACTTGGTTGGTTGTCTTTGAATTGTAATGTTACTTGCCATACTAGTATTTATAAACAAAAAAAGAGGGGTCTTGCGACCCCTCTAAGTTTGTAGTCAAGTTTCTTATTATTACATAAGATTGTTAACTTTAACCCTACGATAGTAAGAGTTGGTGTTGGCATCCAAGGAAGCATCTGAGTTAAGACCAGAAGCAGGGAAACCATCAGCACTCGCACCGGCAGCAGCAAATGGATTTGCGGCCATTCCGTAACGAGTCTTGAAACCAATCTTAGGTTGGAAGGTGTTCTCACCAACCGCACGAACCATCTGTAGTGGAACGTATGGGCAGTAGAAGAAACCAGCATCATAAGGAGATGTACCCTTATAACCAGCAACGTAGTACTGAGAAGCAGCCACGTTAGCAGAATAAGGATCGACATATACCTTATAACGACCATTCATCACACCAGCGAATGTGGCAGATGTATCGTCTACGTTAAGGTTGTTGTTGAGGGCAGGAGTGTAATCAAGAACACCAGCCATCTGAAGTGCAGAAGCAACATCAGCAGAGCAGATAATCATGTTACCTTTACCCCTACGAGTCTGTTGACCAATAGCATTGGCATCACGCTCGATCTGGAACATCAGACCTTTAAACTTCTCAACAGACCAACGTCCGTTAGAGTCTGTGTCAAGGTCAAAAGTACCAGCAGTCGTTGTGTTAACTTGAGCACCGGCAACAGCCGTTACATACAAGGAACGAACAACTTCACGGTTGATCTCAGCAAGAATTTCCGTGGAAAGAATGTTAGAGAGTTCTGTCTCTGCATCCAAACCGTGGATTGCTTTGAGGTCTTGAGCAAGTTCCATTGTGTACTCAGCTTTGAGGGCACGTGTAACTGCTGTAACCGTTGTCTTTTCGATGCTGAATGCCATCTCTGCGAAAGAGTTAGCAGCTGCATCACCCAATGCTTCACCTTGAGCAGTAGTCATACCTGTAGGACTTGTGTAAGTTCCAGCAGGACTATCGTTCAGAAGTTTAGGATTGGTTCCTGTCATTGCAGAAGAAGTCAAATCACCAGCGGCATCATCGTTAGAGAAACCTGTGTTTGCTTCATCAACAAGAGCCTCTGCACCATCAGAAGATGCAAACTTTGCTCGCATTGCAAAGATCAAGCCCGTGGGGCCAGTCATTGGTTGAACACCGCATACGTCATATGCAATGAGGTTAGGCATTGCACGGCGAACGAGTGAAATCAAAATTGGATCCCAGTTTGAAATCTGTCCACCTGTGCTGTTTACTGGTGCAGCTTCTGAAAGAAAACTTGCGTCTTCTCGCATTGCTTTTTCTTGGTTTTCCAAGATGAGAGTGGTAACAGCCCGCTTGTAAGAATCACCAATCTTTTCCAGATCGGGATGTTCTAGGACTGGCTGCCACTTTTCTTGTAGATGTTCTGTTTGAAACATTTGTTTCTCCTTTTTTTATTTACATCTGTTATAATTTATGCACTCGCCTTATGATCACGACTGATAGCTGACATATACTTTTGCATAGTATCAGTCGTATCAACGTCCTGTGCGGTGCCACCATCTTCATCATCAAAAGAAGTTCCTGCATTACTGGAAGGTGCAACTTTAGGGAAATAACTTTCCTTTAGAGTGGAGAGTTTTTCACGGAAAGACTCTTCATCTGCAAAGTCAACATCTTCAGTAAGTGACTTGAACTTTTCAATCTCTGTGTCTGCTAAATCTTCTGAGACTTGAGCAATAACTTGCTCACGAACCAATACAGAATTTGAAGTTGAAATTTCAACATTCTTCTGAATTTCTTCGTTAATCTTCTCTTCTAACTCAGCAATCTTTTCTGATTGTGCTTCCAGAACGTCATATTTTTCGTCTGGAACGTCAATATAGTGATCTTCAAACAACTGTTTCAGTCCAGAGATAAAGTCTTCTGCAATTTCACCTTTAAGTCCACGTTCAATTGCCAACTCGTTCTCTTTAGTCCATTCATCTACAACATAGTTGAGGTAAGTATCGACTTTCTCAGTAAGTTCATCTTTGAAAGTTTCAACTTCTACTTCTTTTTCACTATTTACAGCCTCTATAATACGTTCTACTTCTGAACGCATCTTAGACTTAACAGCAGCTTCAAATACTGTAGCTGCCTTTTTCTTAAACTCTTCAGAAAATTCTTCACCCTCTGTAAGAGCTTCAACGTCTTCTTTAATGGAGATAGATTTGATTTTCTCTTCAATTTCTGCTCTCGCATCTTCAAGAGCTTTTAACTCTTGTTTTGTCTCTTCGTCTTGCTGACCCGTCTTCATCATGGAACTGTATGCAGCTTGAAGGTCTTTTTTCTTCATTCCCTTCATTGCTTTGTCCATAGCAGCCACTAATGCTGTTTTTGTCTTAGGCATATCCATACCTTCATTATGTTCTTCAGATACGAGAACTTGAACGTCTTCAGCCATAACTTTTTCTTCTACGCCATGTTTGAATTGAACGTCATACCACTCGACAAATCCTTCATCATCGGGAATAGCGTGTGAACCATGAATGGGTTTTCCAAGACCAAACTCAGGATGTTCAATGACTGTTGCACAATCATGGTCTTTAGAATGACAAAGTTCACGAATTTCGTCTTCTGTGTAACCTTCCTTCATTTTTTTCATTTTGTCTGGGCTTCCTTCGCCTTTTTGTCGTGGATCACCAGATATTTCTTTTGCAGATGCAGCTACTTTCTTTGCAGGAGCATCTTTTTGATCTGGATCGACAACAGCGGCGCCAGTATCTTCTACTTCACCGCCTGGTGTTGAACCTTTTACTTTCTTTTGACCTTCAGCAGGAGTAGCACCCTTTTTAGGTGCATCGGCTCCATTAGCTTCCTCGATCTCTTCGAGTTCCGCCAGAACCTCTGCTTCAAGTTCCTCAATTGTTTTGTCTAATTCGGACATAGGGTGTCTCCTTAACTAGTTTTTGTAATATTTATTTATAAATTAGAGTTTTTCAAGAAATTTAGCAAACTCTAAAGCTTCTAAATTTACTTGTCTTTGATGCCTCTTTACATCAAATTTCTTTTTTAAATCTGCAACGTGTGCTTCCACAAGTGATCCATTGTTCCAAACCCACTCTTTTCCCTCCATAATACCTTCTACGAAAGCATTAGGAGCAGATGGGTCTGCTACGATATCAGCAGCTGTTGCAAGATAAAAATCATCACTTACCACATTGGCTCCGCCTTTTTGTTTCAAACTTCCCATACCTCTAGAGGAAACACCTAGTTTTGCACCTTCATCCATTAAATTTTTAACTATCTTACCCATAGGTGTGTCCATTATTTTAGCTTCACCAATAAAATTTTTACCGTCAGGCTTTAATGATGTAATCATGTGAGAAACCCTTTCCAGATTGACTGTTGGCCCGTCTGGATGTCCTAGTTCGCCAAATGCCCGATTTTGCTCAATAAAATTTTTATTATACTTTCTTACTTCTTCATCAAGTACTTCCATAGGATATACTCGTCCATTACGATTCTTTATGTCCGCTTGCATAAAAATACCACGAATCTTGTAATTCTTTCCACCGTTCTCTTTCTCTTCGGTGATATATTCTACTTCTTCGACTGCTTCAGAGATTAATTTTACTGTATCCATTGTGCTATCCTTATGAT